ACCACCAGCACGATCAACAGCGCACCACGGTTTGATCATGACCCAACGACGGGTGAGAGCCTTGGGTTGTTGGTGGAGGAACAAAGAGTTAATAACGTATTGCAATCTGAAGCATTATCAACGTCGCCTTGGGGAATTCAGAGCAGCCCAACAATCACACCAAACAACACCATTTCCCCTAGCGGTGATTCAACGGCTGATTTAGTTGCGGGCGACGGAGTTCAAGTGTTTTCTGGAGTACAGCAAGTGCTTTCGTCACTTGTAATTGGAAACACTTACGTGGTTTCCTCGTTCATCAAACCAAATAATGCAACTTTAACAAGACTTGGCCTTTACAATCCAGCCACCCCAGAATGGAACTTTTACGTAGACACAAGCTGGTCCTCAGGCGTGCCGTCAACAAGTAGCACGTTTGGCAGCCCAACCAACATCCAGTATCAAAATTATGGGAACGGTTGGTATAGATGCTCGTTTGTGGGAACTGTTGACACAACAACTCCGCGGATTATTTTCCAGCCCGATAGATTGAATGTCGGCGCTTCTTCATGGGTTTGGGGAGTGTCTGTTGAATCGGGTAATGCTGGGGCATCTGCGTTATTTCCAACCTCCTACATCCCCACCGAAGGCACAGCGTTGACCCGCAGTGCTGATTTGGCAGAGATTGCTGGAAATAACTTTGGCGATGCCAATTTGCTAAAGTATAGTGAGGAGTTTGATAATGCAAGCGCATTTAATGTGAATGTCACACCAAATGTTACTGTATCGCCTGACGGAAAATTAACAGCAGATGCTGTAGATGGAGGAGATACTACTAACAATCTTAAATACATTTACAGTCAATATACTACACCATCTACAGGTGTATATACTTATTCTGTATATCTTAAGTACAAAGACAGACAAACAATTGTTATCCGCACTAATGACAATACGGATGCAAACGGTGTCCGACAATCTGTTGATTTACTAAACGGGACACTCGTAGGGTCACCGATTCTTCAAGGAACAGCATCTAATGCTGATTCAAGTATTGTCGATGTAGGAAACAATTGGTACAGAGTTAGCGTTACTTGCAGATACAACTCTGCACTAAGTCAGTTACAAGGATCTTGTTTTCTTTTATTTGGCAACACAACAGACACAAACGGATTTTACATCTGGGGTGCCCAACTAGAAAAATCATCTACTGTCGGTCCATATGTCAAATCTAAAGTCACTTGGAACAGTCGTTTATCAAATGCAACGTACTACGATGCGACGGGCACGCTGAAGAAGAGCAGTTATAACTTACTGACGTATAGCGAAGACTTTACGAATACTATCTGGCCAAACATTTCTACAGTAACTATTACATCTAGCACTGGTGTAGATGATCCAAAAGGTACTAACACTGCTGCAACAATTACTAACGTTAGTGGACCAAATCTTCATAGAGTAATCATTGGCACGGCGGGTATTCCTTACACTTATTCTATTTGGATCCGCAGACGCAGCGGAACTGGTCCTATTTATTTATCGGTAGGAGATAATGGTTTAATACCAGTAACTGTTACAGACACGTGGACCAGAATAAGTGAAACAAGTACACCATCTACCTCTACAGTTAGAGCGTATGTTTTAGTCGGAACAACAGGTAATTCTATTGATGTTTGGGGCGCCCAGCTAGAAACCGGCACCTACGCCGGAGATTACGTTAAGACCGAAGCATCGGCCGTTTCAAGCGCACGAACCAATGCCTACCTCCCTGATGGCAGTGGTAACTTCGTCAGTGCTGGAGAGCTATTGCTGGAAGATGTAGGGACAAATCTGATACCGAGTAGTGAGGAGTTTGAGACTTCTTGGAACACACTTAATTCTGTAACGGTAGATCCAAATACAGAGATAGCACCAAATGGAACACTTACAGCAGATAAAATAATAGAGAATACTACTACCTCAGGAAAACCTATTGTTGATCAAGTTTCTTATGTTTCTGGCGCTACATATACAGCTAGTATTTACCTCAAACCTGCAGAAAGACCAACACTTTTACTACATGTTAGAGATAGTTCATATGGGATTAGATTTGGAGGATTTTTTAATACAACCACAGGTGTATTTACTCCAGAAAATACTGGTGGTGCTGTACTAGATGATTATTCATTTATACCTGTTAAGAATGGTTGGTACAGGTGTTCCATTACTGGAAGATTGGGCGCTGTAACAAGTGGTCTTGTCACTTGTTACATTTGCGATGGATCTAATTCTCTAACTTACCAAGGAGATGGAGCCTCCGGATTTTATCTCTGGGGCGCCCAACTAGAAGAAGGATCCTTCCCAACCTCATACATCCCAACATTTGGATCAGAAGTAACACGTTCTGCTGATGTAAGTACCAGCACTAGCGGGTTTCTTGGCAATAGTTGGTATAACGATAGTGAGGGTACGATGTTTTCTAGTTTTGTCAATGGAGTATCAACGATCAATAAGTACCCTTATAGTATTGATGATGGAAGTACTAATAACAGATTTAATCAATTTGTTTCAGCAGGAGCTGTTGTTAATTCAAGGATCGTTACGTCGTCAGTTTCATATAGCCCATCTACGCTAGATCTTTCAGGAACTGGTCCAGCAAAAATTGCTCTTGCAGCAGAAGCTTTACCTGGAGGTGCTATAGGAGCTATTGAAGGTTCTCTTACGGTTGCAACAAGTCCACCAAGTATGCCTATAGTCAATCAGTTGTTTATTGGCTCGTTTAGAAGTTTGGAATTTCTAAACGGTCACATCTCTCGCCTCACCTATTGGCAAATCCGCCTTCCCAACGACATCCTCCAAACCATCACCCAGTAACATCACCATACCCCCCCCACTACCATGACTGACCCAATGATTGACGAAATCCTCACACCCCCCACCCCAACCATGTTCCTCTTCCCCGATGAAGCAGCATGGATTAATGCAGCACGTGCTGCAGGTTTCATGACCACTGATGAAGAAGGTGCTGAACGCCTTGCTACCTTCACCAAAGACCGTGCTATTGACGTGATCGGCACTATCACCAGGGGCGGCGAATGGGATGACGAAGGAAATGTCATCACCCCTCCCACCGTCCTAGATGGATATCACATAAACTATCAAGGCAAACTACCCGAGGGATGGGAGCAGTATGCGGTTTACCCAAAAACTCCAGTAAGATCTTGGTTTTAAAGGTATATAAATAATCAAGTCATATTATTTTATATAACGACATGGAAACTGAGGCACTCAAGAAAAACTTTGAAGAGCAACTTGCTCAAGCAGATAAGCAAATTGCAGAACTAGAAGCAAATCTGGTCAAAGCAAAAGAATATAAACTGAAACTGCAAGGTGGTCTAGAAACTCTCACTCTCCTAGAGAAAGGTGAGGAAGGAGCAGAAGAAGAAACCGCAGCAGAATAAGTCCCAGATCCCTTCTTCCTAAATAGGATAGAAGGGATTTTTGTGTGTAATGGCATCTCCAAATTCAAGAGCTGATCTCATCACATATTGTAAGAGGCAGCTTGGTGAGCCTGTCCTCCAGATTAATATTGATGACGAACAGGTAAACAACGTTATTGATGATACTATTCAGTTCTTCCAAGAGAACTGCTATAACGGTATGGAGAGATGTTATTTGTTTCATGAGATTAGTGCTGAGGATAAGACCAGATTTGATAGTAGTGTAACAACTTCTAGTGGCACAACTGACTGGAAAGAGACAACAAATTATATTCCAATTCCAGATCATGTAGTTGGTATCACAAAAGTATTTGGTCTTGTTAGCAATTCAATCCGTTCCAATCTTTTTGGTGTTGAGTATCAACTCTATCTAAATGACCTCTACGCATTTGGATCTCTCGACATTCTCAACTATTACATGAATAAGCAATATCTAGAAACTCTAGATATGGTTCTGAATAATGGGTCATTCCAGCAATTTAGATATACCATGCGTCGTGATCGTTTATATCTTGATATTGATAAGGATTTTCTAAATGAAGGAACAAACTTATTAATTGAGGCTCATAGACTTATTGATCCTAATGATGCTACAGAAATGTATAATGATATGTTTGTGAAGAGATATGCTACTTCTCTCATGAAGAAGCAGTGGGGCATGAATCTTATCAAATATAATAACGTTCAATTGCCTGGTGGTATTACACTCAACGGCAGGCAGATTTACGAAGATGCTATCAAAGAAATTGAAAAGATAGAAGGTGAAGTTCTGAGTAAGTATGCAATTCCACCTATGGATTTTATTGGATAAAGAAATATGCCTACTAGTCCCTATTTTCCAACTTACTATCAGGGAGATTCTGGAGAGCAAAATCTCTACCAGGATCTTGTTGATGAACAAATAAAGTTATTTGGTACTGACATTTACTACATGCCAAGAACTATTTTGAGAGATAATACTCTTGATGATATTATCTATTCAAAATATCAGAGTCAGTTTCAGATTGAAATGTTACTAAGTAATGTGGAGGGTTTTGGAGATAGTTCAGAATTTATTAGTAAATTTGGATTGAGAATTACTGACGAAGTAAAGTTTAGAGTATCTACTAGAAGATGGGATGAGGCAGCAGCACCATATAATTTGACTGTAAACGGCAGACCAAATGAAGGAGACTTGCTTTATTTCCCACTAACTCAAGATTTATATGAAATCAAATTTGTAGAAAGAGAAAGTCCTTTCTATCAGTTTGGTAAGATTCAATTCTATACTATGACAGCAGAAATCTACGAACTAGGGAGCGATGACATTTCAACTGGTGTTGCCGAGATTGACGAAATTGAAACCTTATTTAGCAGTGCTATCGCTCTTACTCTTTCTGTGGGCGGGACTGGAAGCTATACAGTTGGGGAGACAGTTACGGGGACGACAACGGGCATTACCGCAGAAGTCAAGTCTTGGGACGAAACGACACGCATCCTCCAAGTCATCAACAGAACAGGAACTTTTGCTACTGGGGAAGCAATAACTGGTAATGATAATGGTGCTGTCTGGGTTGTTGGTACATTTGACACTCTAAATAATACCAACAGCGAATACGATCAGAATAGAGAAATTGAGGATTTTGCTGATAATATTATTGATTGGACTGAAGGAAATCCATTTGGCGAGTTTGGAAATTATACAGGTAGTATCTAATGTTAGGTTCACATTTTTATAACGAGATCACAAGAAAAAATATTATTGCATTTGGTACTCTCTTCAATAATATTTCACTAAAGAAGAAAGATCCTCAATCTGGAGATGTTCTAGAAGAGGAAAAAGTTCCTTTGGCATATGGTCCAAAGCAAAAGTTTCTTACTAGACTGGAACAGAATCCAGATGTTGGCAGAAAAGTTGCAATTACTTTGCCTCGTTTATACTTTGAGATGACAGGAATTGATTACGATCCTACCCGTAAAACATCACCGATTCAAAAATACAAAGCAATCGTTGATGATAATGGTAATGAAGTCAAGGTTCAATATGTTCCTGTTCCTTATAATATGAGTTTTGAACTTGGTATTATTGGAAAGTCACAAGATGACGCTCTTCAAATCATAGAGCAGATTCTACCATATTTCCAACCATCATTCTCTATTACCATCAACATGATTCCAGACATGGATGAAAAGAGAGATGTTGCTATTGTATTGAATAACATTAGCTACGATGATCAGTGGGACGATAGTTTTTTACAAAGAAGATATATTGTATATACCCTAAACTTTACTGCGAAGACTTATTTCTATGGACCTTACAGTCAATCAGATATCATCAGAAAGGCGACTATCTACGAAACAATTGGAGATCTTAGCGTTAATAGAAGAACAATCGAACGAACATATACACCCAAAGCAGTTACTGATATCGATGGTGACGGAGATATTGATGCGCAAGATGATGCCTTACTGACTGCAGATGATGATTTTGGATTTAATGAAGGGATTGAATACTTATGAGTCTAGAAGAGAATATGGAAGAAATTTTGAACATTAGTGCTGAGGTTGTAGAAGAACCAAAGTCTATCAAAAAAGAACGTGAATCCGACAAAGACGATCGTACAAAAGATTATGAATATACCAGAGGTGAATTATACAGCCTCATAGATCATGGTCAGGAGGCGGTCAGAGGCGCCTTAGAGGTCGCTCAGGAGTCAGGGCACCCCAGAGCATATGAAGTTGCTGTAGCGGCGATGAAGCACGTTGCAGACATGACTGAGAAACTACAAGATCTACATAAGAAAATGAAAGATCTTGACACAGAACAAAAGAAAGGTCCCACTTCAGTTACTAACAACGCTATGTTTGTTGGTAGCACTACTGAGTTACAGAAGATGCTGAAAGAGATGGGTGGTGGCAAACGATAAATAGTAAAAAAGCAGATCCATGTATATCAAACCCTTAGCACCAAAAGAAGAGATTCCTGTATTAGG